TCATCAGCTATCTTTTTCGATTTAATGATTACATCTAAAAGTTTTTTGTTCATTGTGGAATAAAATTTAAAAATTAAAGGATTGTCTTACATTTGTCTACTACTTTACCATATGCACTCTTGCGTTTTGCAGGAATTTTCTCAAATGGTACTCACGATTTTACAATCGTATTCGCTAGCTGCTTATCTATTGTTTCAAGATAATCCACTAACCCTTTGATTATCTCTATGGAGTTTTCTAATTTCTTAGATAGCCCCTCAATAACCTCATCTTTCTTTTCAAAAAGATTTTTGACTTCTTTCATAACATCTTCGTTCCCAGTTTTAACTAAGCCCTCAATGTTCTTGATAGCCATTTTCTCTAAGTCCTTGACTTCTTCAACAGGGTCTGTTTCAACCTCATCCGCAACAGTTTCGTCTGCGTTTTCAGATTCTTGTCATTCCTCAACTACTTCTGGCTCTTTATTTTCATCTGCATTTTCAGCAGTTTCAATAACTTCATCTTCTTTTTCTTCTTCTTCCTTTTCTTCTGTCTCCTCAACAGGCACTACATCTTCCTTTGTTTCTTCTTTTTTTTCAGCTTCAACAGCTTCTTGTTCTATAACTTCATTATCTTTTTCTTCTTTTTCTTCTTTTTCTTCTTCTTCAATTTCTTTTTCTTCTTCTTCCGTAGGGTTTATTTCTTCATTCGCTCATTCAAGCTTATCTCCAAGAGTTTCTTCCTCTTCTTCCTCTTGTGCATCTTCAACAACATCTTTAACAATATCTTTTACAGTTCATTCCTCACCTTTCAAACAAGTTCAAGTACCTCTTCAAGTTCAAGGTCAATTACCCGCAGGTCATTGCCCATCACCATTTCTTTTCTCTTCTGTTTCAAGTTCTTTGGCTTCCTCACTATCATCTTCCTCAATTTTTTCTTCTTTTTCTTCTTTTTCTTCTTCAACTTCCTCTGTTTCGGTTTCTGTTTCCTCTGTTTCAACAGTTTCAGTTTCCTCAACTTCCTCTTTTGCCTCAATAGTTTCCGCTTCTCATTGTTCATCATCTGTCTCTACAGCAGGTTTTTCTTCTACTGTGTCACTTGGTTCATCTGCAACAATTTCTTCTTTATCTTCTGTTGTTGCATCCGCTTCATCTTTGGTTTGTAGTTCAAACAAACTATCAACTGATTTCAAAAGTGCATAAGGATTTGCAGGGATAGAAACTAAACTAATCTCATACAATTCCAAACTCTTTATGATTACTTCGTAGCCAGTCACATTATCGTTCTCGTCTTTTACTTCCAATTCTTCCCAATCTCTAACTCTGTACCCAATACTAAAGGCTCTAACTACTCCATTTTTTAGTTTAGAGAATATTCAGTCAATGTCTTCAGTAATGTTTGCTTTCACATAAAGCCCATTAGATTTTATGGTAGCTTCAACAACAGTCCCGATAGGTTTATCAGCTTTATGTTGCAATAACATAATAGGGTTTGTCATATAAAGCTCTAATGCTTCCGCAAATGCTTTTGGTTCTACTATATCATTTACTCTGTCCTTGTCTTTAGTAGAAGCAAATCATTCAATTTCTATACCAGTCACATCTCCCGCCTCGTTAATGGTTTCTTTAATGGCTTTCTTTTCACAAATAATTTGAAAGTGATTCTTTTGTTTGATTAGCTTAGATTTCATTAATAGAATAGTTAATATTTAAAATAAGTTTATTGTCTTTTATATAACATTGTGCATCTACAATTTACACCAGTTGGTGCTGTGTCTGTTCCTGTCGCTCAATACACATAGTCAACAGGCTTTCGTCACTCACTTTCATTAGCACGATGCGATTCCCTTACCTTTGCATCTCATACAGTCGACCATAACTTTAGCATAGCAATTCATATTTGGTTGAGTTGCTTCACAGGGAAAAGATTTCAATACTCATATGCTTTCCCTATCTCTGTCACCGCTATCATCTCTGCCCTTGATTTAGAGAACAATGAGCCACTTAATGCTCTTATTTGTTTACTCATCTGTCAAACTCATACATTTTCTATCAATCATTTTTTCAATATCTTAGTCACATTCCGTTTGGTTGTCCTACTTATGCTTCATTTGAAATTGCTTAGGTTCAATTCTCAAAACTTCTCTGTGTATTTTACTGGTATTTCTGTGTTGTAATAGAACCCATTAGCTTCCAAATCATTCTTCAATACCCTAAACCTTTTCTTATATCACTTCTCAACTGTCTTCTTTACCTGCTGTTTGGTTTCATTTATCATTTTATATATTCCCATTTCTCTCCAAAATCAATCCATAGGCTCACTACTAACATCTCAAATCCAATTCTTTTCTCAATGATATATGTCCGTTGTGGGTTGGTTTAGATAATCGTACTCGTGTTCTATTCTACTGGGGTATTTAGTATATAACTCTTCAAGATTATCTAATAAGAATTGCAGTTGTTTATTAAAAGATTTCTTTGCGGTTGTATATACTATAACCTCATTCCTATCTATGTTTCTATGATTAGCTTTCACCGCCATATGATTTTTCGTTAGGAGATAAGACTGCATCTAATGCTAAATCTTCTAATAGTACCATACTTCTATTAACCATTGACTTACCTGCGTTCTCATCAAGCAACTCTGACTGTCATCTTTCTAATCTCGCTTCATTGATAGTCATAATACCTTTGTCTATATCTTTTCTTTGGTTCTCTTCTATCTCTATCCTGTCATCTAGGGTTTCTCATACCACTTCAATCCAATACTTTTCGAATATCTTTGGCAAGAATTTGCTAGATAATACATTAAGTATATGTTCGAAGTCCTGTTCAAATGGTCTTATAGTTCATTCAATATATTCTTTTCTTAACTCCTTACCATTCGCAAGGTTCACATTATCTACATATCATAATATGTTTTTAGGCACACCAAATGTCGCACTCACCTTTTCAACAGTAAGTTTCTTTTGGTTAATGAAATCCATATCTTTATGGTTCATAGATAAGGTTTTAATATCTTTAATCCCTCAACCTATCAACATTTTATGAGCGTTAGCACTTCATTTGTACTGCTGCGTGAATTGTTCTTTTGCTAATTTCATTTCATCAGCTGACAAACTATCCTCTAACATCAGAACCGAATTAGGAACAGCATTGTTCTCGAAGAACATATAATTAGTTTTACTCGCTTCTAAATCACTTAAAGCATCTCGCACTATTCAATGTAGTAATCCCATTCCTATGTTTGCGTTATTAATATCTGACTCAAATTGAAAGTAAGCTACATCCTCTACTCTGAAAAGTTTGTACGCTCCACCTTTAGTATATTGTTTATACCCAGTAATATTCCCATTCTTATTCACAGTTTTAGACATACTCCTAGTATCTAATATCTCAAATGCAACTATCTCTTGCTTCAAGTTCCTCATAGGAGTGATATAAATTTCTCCACTTAGTAGGTAGTTCCTGTATAAATCTATCTTAAATTTCTGGAATGTAGGAGCTTTTAGATAATCAAATACCTCATCAACTAATACATTGTTATCAATAGCATCTCAATTGTTATCAGTTAATTTTATTCAATCCCTACCTACATTACTAGATATTTTCCTAATACATTGCCTTATATCAGGGTTCTTTTTATATAAATCATAAAAAGTTTGTACAGAAATAACCACTCAATCTTCAATGAGGTCCGCTATACTTCCATAGTTGTATGCACCAACAAATTCTTTCTTTTCTATCTTCGCAGGTGTCTTTTTAGAGATAGAGAAATCAAATCCTAGTATATTCAAATCCATATTTTTTGGTAGATATAAATAACTTATTCAATTACAGTATACCTATAATTAAAAAAAAACAATACCTATTTTAAAAAAAGATAGGATTTTACCTCTATCTTTCAATCAAAACAATACAATTTATTATTTCGTTTCTTCTTCTAATAAATCAAATTCTACCGCTATATCGTCTGCAAGAGGTACTACTGGAGCTTCTGGTTTCTTAATATCAATCTTAGGAAGTTTAGCAATGTCGATACTAGCAACATCATAATCATCTCCTAAATCAATCTTTGCGGGAATAATAATCGCTAAATGCAATTTGTCATTCGCCTCTACTAGAACATCTACCCAAGCGTTGTATCAAGTAATGATTTGCTTCACTTGGTCTTTACCTGTTTTCGCTTGCCCTATCACTTGTTTGATTTGGTTAACTCCTGCAGTTAACTGTTGGAAAACAGTGACACAATCTACTGTGTTTGAAAACTCCTTAACTTCATCAAGTTGGAAAGAGGTTTCGCTAATCTTCTTAAATGTTTTTTCTTCTTTCATAATAATATATAATAAATAAATAAAAACTATTTTATAGGTCATATTGTGTCTTTCTTCTGTTGTACCCATTTCCAAAAGTCAAATAGATTGTGGTGGGTTATCGCAGGTATCTCATCCATTCTACTTGCTCCTTTATTTAAGAACTGCATTATAAGTCATTCACAACTCATAATATCTAAAACCTCGCTCCTACGAACTGTCCAATTACCTGCTCTCTCTGTTTTTAGAACAATGATTTCACGCTCTAATTTTTTTATCTTTTGATTTTTCATACTATAAAGCTGATATAAAGAACTTATTTCTCTCTCCATAGAGGCTATAAACCATACCATCCACTTGGTCATCAAAATCTCATCAAGGGAACACTAATAATTCATCAACTAAATCTTGTGTACCTGTTGTATTGAATATAACTTTTCCGTCTTCAAACATTCATTGATACTCCATAACTCTAGTCACTTTATCTCTATGTGGCGATATAGCTTTAACCGCCATACCCATATCTTGAAAGATAGTTTTTAATACCGCTTGGTATGCGGTTGTTTCGACCACTACTCTATTCGCTCACCATTTTTTATAGAGACCTAATACAACCCTACTCGCTCTCTTGATATTTTTTTCTTTACCTATCAACTTCACACTCTCTAATATATATCTTTTATCTCAATCAAATCAAGTCACGCATATCGCAAACCTGTCACTACCAGTCTTTTCGCTTATCGCAGGGTCAACTCCTATTTGTATATAATCAAACCCGAAGTCACTACATTTCAAATACTTAATCATATCTCTAGATATTATCTGTTGTCATTGAATATAAGGTACAAGATTGTAGTTCTGGTCGAATGATATTTGCCCTAATCTTCTTCTCTCTGTTTCTAATGAAGTATATTTCCTATTACTTTCTCTAATGCCTTTGTTTAATTTGTTCATCTGTTTATCTGTTTCAACAAACCTGTCCCAAACTATTTTCTTTTTTTTATATATCGACTGTTTTATTATTACTCGACTGGAATCGTTCTTTATATGTTCTTTAAATCTAGGCACTATACCGTCTTCATATATAGTGTTCCCTAGAAATATCATCTGACACGCACCAGTAGTTCCTCACAATACCTCTTGAAGCATAAAGTTAAAATTTTTATCTATTTTCTTTTTACTCGACACACTATCTAAAGTATCTACATCATCGAACACCAGTAAATCGGGTCTATGTTTACCGTCCTTAGCTGTATAATTCTTTCCCCTAGGACTTGTACCTAGTGACATTGCTCTAACATTTATATCGTTCTCCGTCACAAACTTATTAGTTCTTTTCATTTTCTTTTCTCAATACTTTCAAGAGAACTCATCATAATATAACTGCCCAAAATCCTTTACTAACCTGCTAACTTCTGTATCATCTCATCATATTAAACTATTCGCTATATAACTCAAATTCTCCTCTGCATTATCTATTGTTTGTGAGTACCGCATTATGTTTCTCCTTGTCCTATAAGTTATACATTTATTCACATATACTTGTGCGATAGTTGTTTTAGCACATCATCTAAATCCCTCAAAGTAAACATTCTTTCATTGTTCCAACGCCTCACAATAATCCTCTATAAATTGTGGAGTATCAAAAATAAAATATTCAGGGAAATAAAATAAACTATATTTATAAAAACGATTGCTAAGGTATGTTTTCCTTAGAGCTGGACTTCATTTCATTGCCTGTGTTCATAAATCATTAGCCATTACATACGATTAATAAAATATTTATTAGGGGAGAGGTAGGGATTCGCACCCTACAATTGTGATTAGAATAGGGTGTTTCAAGTCACCCTCACTGATACTCTCGTATTCAATGTATCGTCGCCGTTTTACTTCAGCTAGCGTTTACCTATTCCGCCACTCTCCCATATCACTACTTCTTTTTCTTTTTCTTTTTCTTCTCATCTTCCTCAATTTTTTCTATTAGTTCTTGTTCTTCTTCTGTCAAACTATCGTCACGAATTTCTGTATTGAATTGCCTAGTAATGTTTGTAGGTTCTTTCAATTCAGTTTTGATTTTATCTAATACCCTGCACACATCTTGTATATTCACATCTTCCGTCACATTACCTTTCTTGTCTACAAGGCCATTTAAACTTTGCATTAATATACCAACCGCATTCTTTTTTCACAATTTCAAGGTAGTAAGCGGTATCTCCAATGATTTCGCTGCCCTCTTTTCTGCATTAGTAATAGCCCTTTCCGTTACTTTTTTCATCCAATTGTTTTTATCTTTAGCCCAACCAGTAGTCGCTTTCGCAATAGTTCCAGTCCATTTACTATAAACCGACTTAAAAAATACTGAAATCTCATCAAAATCTGATTGAAAGAACTCTAACTTTAAAGCATTGTAATCATATCTCTTTGTTGCCATAATATATATCTATATAAAAACTTATCCTTTCACTACACATTCGTACCCTATTTCCTCTATTGCCTCTTTAATTTCTCCTGCCTCATCTAAATCTTTTGCCCATACAGTACAAGCAACCATCTTAGTTTTATTTTCTTCTTCCTCATCATACTCATCAGGATTAAATTCAGGTGCGTCAAACTCTGGGAACATATCTTTTATATCTATATTCAAATCCCCTATATCTAATTGTCCTAAATCATCTAACTCTATCTTGAGGTTTTCTAAATGCCAATCACTCTCATTAAGTTTGTTATCTAGTATTCTTAGCTTCTTTATTTGTTCTTCGTCAAGATTTTCTGCCATAATCGCAGGTACTGTTTCCAACCCTAACTCTTTCGCTGCATCTAATCTTCAATGTCCTATAACCACTACATTGTTTTTATCTATTACTAATGGCTGTATGAAGCCAAACTCTTTGATACTGTTCGCTATCCTAGTTATCTGTATCTCGTCGTGTTCTTTGTTGTTCTTTTCGTAGGGTATAAGTTTCTCTATCGCAATTTGTTTAATGTCCATTATTATATAATTAAAGATTTAAAACTTTAGGTTGCAACAATCCTCTTTGTTGTGGTTTACATTCTCTCTCCAGTAATCGTAATGCTCTTGCACATCCTCACACACACTTATCTCCTTTATCTTTATTCTCGATAGATATTCTTTCTTTTTCTCTAAAGGTAGATGATTGTAGCCTCATTCCTTTAGTGTGTAGTCGCTATAATCTATATCAAACCATTTTTTAATCCAATGATTTATTCTAAGGAACTCCACTATTATCTTATCACACTTTATGTTATTTATTATATCTATATCTACATACGGTATTATATATGGGGACAATCTTATCTGCACATCATATCATAATTTGTATAGTTTTTCTATTGCCTTTATCCTATTAGATACTAAAGTCGCTTTCTCATATGTTGATACTAGTTTGTCGTCTGTTCCAGTTATTGTTATCTGTATATGTGCCAACTCTTTATCTAATACCTCTAAATATTCATCCGTTGCTAGTAAATCGCTTTTAGTGACTATCAGATAGTGTTTCCTATAATGGTTAAATGCTTTCAATACATTGTAGGTTATTTTATGCACTCTCTCTACTGGCTGGAAACAATCTGTCATACCTCATAATCTAGTAGTTTGGTCTTTAGGTATTCTCGCTATGGTTTTATATGCTGTCTTCAAATCAATGAACTTTGGATTGTTTGGGTGTCGTAGTCATCTAAATTCTAATAACGCTCTAGCATAACAATAAGAACAATTATGCCCACACCCCTGTCAATAAGTATCAAGCCTTGTAGGGTATTTACATTTATCTCATTCCCCTCATCATACAGTATTATATAAACTACCAAACTTTTTTATCTCTCACATCATAATACCACAAATAAAATATTACTTCTCCCAATAATTCAAACCTTTTACTTTATGTAGTTCATCTATATATTTCTCGAACTTATACCATTCATTCAAACTTCTCTGCATCTTTTGTTCGTTAGTAAGTTCAGCAAACGCTATTCAAAGTTTCTTCATCTTATGCACCCCATACGCCCATAGCTTACCATTACTAAACTTAAATGTGCAATTGTATCTTCTGGCCGACAACCAAGTCGTGCTATCTACACTATAGAATGGGTATCTCTTTAGTTCGTGCATACTAGTTATTCCAAATCAATGTAGCTTAGTTTTATGTTTCATAGCTGTATGGAAACAGAAATCCAAATAGTATTTCTTTTGTGGTTTGCTCATCTTCACACTCGCCATTCCTCATATCGCTACATAATCATATTTCTCACAATAATCTTCCATAAGTTGTTTGTTTCATTCCTTTAATTCTCATCGGTGGAATACTGGGAGAATGAATTGTCCTGTTTCTTCTTCAAGATATTTTTGGTTCTCTAATGTTTCTTTAGTATCTGAGGTATCCATATTAGCACATACCTCGAAGTTGCTTCCATACTGTTTGATAAATTCCGCATAATCTTTTACATCTAATTCCATTCAACTGTTCCTTATGGAGAACCCACCACTATCTAAAAACACTCTCTTATCAGTCCAAAAATCTTTATCTTTCTTTTTATTCAGTTCAGGGAATGCCATCAAGATATTATCTATATTCTTGAAATCCAATTTATCTTTGAATTGTTTTACTCAACTATAATATAATAACATCTATTCTTTTAAGGCTAAAAGTCTTGCTTTGCAGGCTTTACATTTACCGCAAGGTCCCGCTCATCACTCATAACAACTTCGAGTTTCATTTAAATCTAATAATTTTTGTGCCTTGCGTATAATCTCATTCTTTGTTATGTATATATATGGTGCTTGTACTTCTATTCATACACTTATTTTACCTACCAAATCCATTCGTCCTATAAATTCTACTGAATTGTCTGTATCTGGAGAGCCTAGGTGGCTTCATATCATAACTATATCTTTGTTATTGTTCCTAGCAAAAGCTAATGCTGCCGCTATAAACATCATATTCCTATTGTGTACTGTCGGTGAATCTATAACCCCTCACACCAAACTACTCTCGCAACCTAATGAACCCATATCTATTTTGTGTACATAATATTCTATACCTAATTTCTCACAATGATATTCTACACTCTCTATCTCTTTATGATTTGTTTGCCCATAATCAATAAACAATCCTGTAATATCATAATTTTTATAATATTCATATAGCAAAGTTGTACTATCTATTCCTCAAGACAACAACAATACTACTTTCTTTTTTACACTCATCTTTTATCATTATGAAGTAAAATATGCTGCCTTAAATTTAAAGTGTATCAAAACATTAAGCACAATTGCACAAACTCTGGTCTCAATTGACTCTCCATTGTTGTCCCTTGTGGCATTATATATACATCTTCGCAAAGTATATCATATTCAGCACAATATTTTTGTACCTCTTTAAAATCTTTCTCCGTATCGACCACAAACTTATATATGGCCTCACAATTTTCTGTAGGCAATATCTTTAATTCGTATGGAGAATTTCCACTATTAATTAATTTTGGACTTACTGATATATTATGGAAACTATGTTCCATATTTTTTACACTATTGCTACCATTAGTTTCTAAACTGTAATTCAAAAAATATTCATAACTCAATAAAGATTCCATAATCATATCCATCTCCTCACAAAATAATGTAGGCTCTCATCAAGTGAAAGTCACACTATAAGAATCCAAATCTATTATCTCCTCTACTATTTCCTCTATACTCATCAATTTATAATCTTTACCAGCAGTAGAATATTTACTATCACACCAAGTACAATTCTTATTGCAACCAAAGAACCTTATAAATATTGTAGGTTTTCAAATATTTGGTCACTCTCATTGCAACGCAATAAATATCTCGCTTACAGGTATTTTTTTACTCATCTATATTATGCTCATAGTAAAATGTTATTCGTTCCTTAGGTGAAATTTCCTTCACATAGTAAGCGGGTTTAGGACACTTATTCTTATGGTATAGTGTTGCTACATCTGTGTTTGTTCAAAACTTTTTGCGTATATACCTTATTGTTTTTCAGGTGTCCACTAAATCATCTACAACTAAATATTTATTGAAACGACAATTTATCATAATTCATTCTGTATAATTCTTTATTCTTTTATTTTTTTTTCATTCATAAGAACTTACATTAATGTTTTGTATATTCTTTATACCAAGAAGTTTGCTTAAATAATATGTTAAGTGTAATCCTCATCAAGTGACGCATATTATTCAATCATATTCCACTCCCATAGATTTTATTATATCTGCTAACAAAAAAACATCTCTTTGAAATTGTTTTTGGGTTATGTACATATTCTATTTTATAAGTTCTAAAAATTCTTTTCTTACATCGCTGCTGTCCATAAATTTTCATCACATCTTGCTAGTGGTTGTACTTGAATTAATATCTTCTACTCATCTCATAACAACGCAATAATGTTTTGCTCTAATTAATATCGCTACATCTTCTGTCCCTAACTTCTCTACTAAATCTGCGTGGATTTCTTCTGTCAATCTTTCTTGTACTTGTGGTTTCCTAGAATAGAAATCTACTATTCTATTTATCTTTGACAATCATATAACTTTGTTATTAGGTATATATGCAACAAATGCCTCTCCTATGAATGGTACAAAATGATGTTCGCAAGCACTCATCACTTTTATATTTTTTACTATTAGCATCTGATTATAGTTATATTTGTTCTCAAATGCTGATATTCTAGGGTAGTTATCTTTATTCAATCCTTTGAAAATTTCTCTTACATACATCTTTGCTACTCTGTATGGTGTTTTTTTTAAACTATCATCTTCCAAATCTAATCCTAAGATTGTCATAATCTCGCTGAATAGTAGTGATATAGCTTCTATCTTTTCAATATCAGTTAAATTGTTTTCTCTCATTGGGTACATAATAATTTTACAATAAATAAAAAAACTATGCTTGTGCATAGCTTGTAGGTGTTTCATACATCCTTATAGTCACATCTTCTTCTAATAAATCAAATTCTATTGCTACAATTTGTTTTAGAAATATTACCATATTTTCTGCAGTAGGTTCTACACCAAAACTAAAAACCCTATATCATTTTTCTTTTAAAAATTCTCAAACTTCATCTCCTACTTTATACAAATATGAATGGTCCCAGTTTTCATCACATCGAGATTTAATTTTTTTGAACTCTCCAAAATCCATCACCATTCAATTTTCTTTTATATCTCCCCTAACAGATACTTGTATTCTATAAGTGTGTCAGTGAACATTTATACACTTGCTAGGGTGGTTAGTAAGCCTATGCGCTAAGTCGATTGTAAATTCTTTTGTTATTTGCATAATGAGTTTTAAGAAATATAAACACTCACTATATATTTAATAGAAAATCAATTTCAAGTCTTTTTTGATACTAAATCTATATCTAAAATTATTTACTTCATTTTCTAAAGTCTTCGAGATTGCCTAATAGTGCTTCTGCAATGGCTTCGTGGTACTCACAAGTATCAAAATTAGGACACTTAATACTAAAACAAAATCTTATCATATCTTTTGTTGTAAAAATTACTTGTCCTTCATCAAATTTATTTTGTAAATATTCAAATCCGTCTTGTTCTTCTGATTTCAAATGAGGGCAATCACCCATTTTATTTACCATTGTTATTTATATTAATATATTAAAACTACTACAATTTTATAATCTTTCTTGGTATTGGTGTTCATTTATCATTCATAAACTTATCTACATTTTCTGGGGTGTACTCCTCTTGTTTTATTTCTACTCACTGCTCATAATGTTTATCTAACATATCATTTAACTCTCCTGCTTCTTCCTGCTCTTGTGATAGATGTTTCTCTAATACCCCTCTTACTAAGTTTGGTATGTGACAATAACTCTCGCTACTGTTCTTATGCTCTCAGTATAGTTCTTCCATTATTGCTTCTATCTTTGCTTTCATACTGTAAGTAAATCAATTAAAATCTATCTCACTACTCAACTGTCAACTCCTCTACATCTCCTCTACCTAATTTCTTATCTAAATCTTCTTTACTTATTCAGCTGATTTTCTCAAACTTTTTATAATCAAAATGTGGTAGTTCTAATGTCTTTGCTATGTCCTCTTTATCGGCTTTGTTAAAACTTATCCTTCGGCAGTCTTTCATATACTCATCTTTATCTTCTGATTCAGATA